ATCAGACATACCATCTTCTCTCTCCCCAACTTGTAACGCAGTTCTAACCAATTGTTCAACGGTGTCATAATTCTCAAATTCACCACCATCAATAATCTTTTGAGCTTTACTCATAACCTTTTGAAGTTCTTGTTGTTTACAGAACTTCATTGCTTTTTCCTGAACGAACTCCTGTCCTTCAACTTGACAATCTTTAATTTTTGTGATAGTATCAATCACAATCTTTGATGCCATCTCTTGTTGTAGTTCAGATTTGGTAATCTGTTCTAAGGTATCAAATGTTGGCATATGTTCGTATTTCGCATAATACTCTTTAATCATCTGAATGATTAACTTGAAATACTTGTTTTCAAAGTAATTTGCTTCAATAACGTCAATTATTGACCTCGCAAATTCTTTATCAATGATAATTTGGTTTAGTAACTGTATCTGAAATGTGCTTCCCAGATAATCAAAATTCTTTTTAGATGACATAATGTTTCTTTTAGTTATTGATAAATATTATCGTTTCAAAAGAACTCCGGCATATTCAAAATTTAATTCATCGGATGAAAAAGTGTCAGTCAACGAGTTTAACAAACTTTTCAAGTAAGGGCGTACATCTACAGTGTATCTAATTTTAGGCGGGTATATTTTCGCATCCACCTGTCTATGACAAATTGTCATATCACCTTGTTTGATGTAGATGTTAAAATATTCTGGACCTTCAATAACAGAAGTTTCCAAAATGTTAGGGTTGTGCATAATATCATACATATTGTCAATCATATAATTGGCAGTTTTAAGTTTCAATTGCTCCTCAATATCAATCTTGAAATCATAAAGGGTATTATACAAATCAATTGAGTTTTTCGCTTCCGGATTGAACTCTCTAACATTAAAAAATCTTTGTACGATAATATTATCGTTAACGGTCATTAAAAATTCTAATTTTACTGATTCTTGGTCTTTCATTTTTGTTTATTTATTAATTATTTAATTTGTTTGTGATTTCTTTTTTCTTTTCTTGTTAATTTTAAGAATGGTTTGACAAAATTTACCCAGGCATCATCACCTTTTGGTAAGAACTTGAAGAACCCATCCTGCATCATCATCTTGATGAAATTTTTATATCCCCGACCATCCGGGTCTAAACTTTCTTTATAATATAACTCAACCAACTCTTTAGCTTCATCGGTTATTATTGGATTGGACAAATTTATGATTTTTTCGTTAATAAAAAAATATTCTTCACCATAAATTCCACTTTTTGTTTTACCCGATAATAAATTCTGTAAAGCCTTGTTGTCTTTATCCTCCTTTAATAGGGTTTCCGCCTTTTTAAGAATATCGGTAATTTTTACCTCGGAGTCAAATAATTCAGGGAATATTTTCATTAAAGTTTTCTCTCCCAAGTAATAGATTCCATCAATATTGTCAGACTTATCACCAGCCAATATCTTATAAGTTATCATATTACTATGCGGAATATCATAATGGTATATTTTTATCTTATCACCATTTTTATAAGTCATCTTAGTTGATGGAGAATATAGAGATACCTTATCCGAAATTAATTGAGTCAAATCCTTATCACCGGAGAATATCGTCTTATGTTCATCTTCCGATATCTGACAATAATACGCAATCAAATCATCAGCTTCATTGTTATCCACAATGATTTGACGAATAAAAGCCTCCTCCAGGTATTGTTTTACCCGGTCTTTCTGTTCCGTGAATGAATTTTCTTGTTCTTGGTTAATATCCAAGTTTCGGTTTGATTTGTATTGGGGGTAGATTAATTTACGAGCTAAAGAACTATCATTACCATCCCACATAACAACAACTTTATCAAAGTTTTGTTCATCAATGAATCGTCGTAATGTGTTGATAAAATGCCAAGTTCCCCCAACATGTTTACCCTTGTGGAAGAAGTCTTTAACCCCCTTAACCCCAATCTTCAGTAAATTATTACCATCAATAAGAAGTGTTTTGGTCACTTGTTTTTTTGTTTTCGTTACTATAAAACTTTGTTACTCTTTTTGTTATATTAACCCCAACTTATCTAAAATTGGGGGTTATATAACTTTTTTTTAATCTTCTTCTGGTTCAAGAACACTTAGTGAGTCTTCCTTGAAGGAGATTTCACCTTCACCACCTAAGATTTTGTTCCAGTATCCTGAATATTCTTTTTTATACTTGTCAATTGCAGTTTTGTCATCTTTAATATAACCTTGTGGTACTGCAATAATTTTACCATCCTTAAACGCTAATCCTGTAACGTGATTTTTCAATATTGATATCTTAGTTCTAATAGCGTAAGATACCGTTCTATTGTTTTTAGTCGCTGTGATGTGATTAATACCCGCTTTCTTTTGATTACCAAATAAGAACACAATACTTGACGCTAACCATAACGCCTCCCCACCTTTTGCTTTAATCTCCGGTTGACCGAAAGGGTTATCCGGTAAATCTACCCAAGGTTGGTTAATTACAACCATCGTGTTGTAATAAGGATAATCCTCTTTTTTTGATTTTGAGATTCTTGAATGGATTCCCATACCTATCTTGTCTGAAAGAGCTGACGCGTTGTGCATCTTTCCACCTTTACCCTCAAAGGTCATCTTACAAGGAATACTACCTACCGAGTCCCATAAGAATAAAAGGTTAAACGGAATATCCCCAGCTTCTTGCGTATCTAACACAGAATTGATAAAGTCAGTCGCTTGTTCAATATAATCAAAACTATCATTAAAGATAAATTGACCATCCCAATTACCATCAGCGTCTTGTTCTGCCTGTAATCCTAACTCAACCGCGTGAGACCATGACCATTTCTTTTCGGTAATAATAAATACAGGTAAATCACCTCGTTTTTGAGCATCAACAGCCGCTAATATCATAGCAGTTGTTTTTGAAGAATTTGAATGCCCTAACATCATGTTAATACCACCCATTACCGGTCCTGGTATTCCACAAGCTTCATAGAACGCTTCACCACAATTATAATAACTCTCAGCTTTGTATTTAGTCTTTGTTGAGAATTTACCCTTAATATCGTCCAGTGAGAATGATTTCTTTTTTATTGCCATAATTTAATTTTTTTTGTTGTAAAAACATAGACCCCAAGTGTTCCCAGAGTCTATGTATTAATTAATCATTAGAAAGGCATATCATCAGCCGGTTCTTCGTGTAATTGGGGGTCAGAGTACTCTTTTTTAGTTGCTCCACCAAAAGACGCTTCGTTTGAAGTGCTATCACCATAAGAATAACCACCTTTTTCACTATCCCAACGTGGAGTTTCACCAACCGCAATAGCTTCCAAATACTCTAAAGGTTTTTTAGCGTACACATCGTTCCAAGTCAATGGGTCGTTTACCCAAGTGTCAGCAGTTTCTTTATCTTCGTGAAGTAAAGATGCGTCATCTTGCATGATTGTTTGAATCACAGTGTAAACAGCTCCTTTAGGTGTTTTAGCTTTAGTTAATTCTAAAATCAAATCACGACCAGTTTCAACATTTGTGATATCACCTTTGTTTCTCCAAATTGGAATAATCTTGTCTAAGATACCCTCGTTTTTGTAGTTATCCTTAAATCTCCAAAATTTAGGTCCGTCTTGTTCGTTATCTCTGTCAATAACTTTAACAATGTAAAATTTACGAGATAAGTAAGTTGAAGCCAATTTTTTGTCAGATTCTTTTCCCGTTGAACGTAAGTCCTCATAAACCTCGTTTAAAGGTGAACGTTCGTTGTCATTTTTACCCGGGTCGTAAAATTTTTGCCATTTACCATCCACTTGAATTTCGTGATACCATACTTCCTTGAAAGGAGAAGTACCATCAGTTGTTGGTAAAATTCTAATTCTTTTTTGACCTTGAGTTTCTTTGTCAGTTAAAATTGCCGCAAAGTATTTCTTCATTCTCTCGTCTTGAGACATTTTGTTTGTTGATGAAGAACTACCTTGTTTTGATTTCTCGTACTGAGCCAATACTGCGTCTAATGAATTGTTTGCTGTCGCCATAAAATATAAAAGTTTTAATTAGTTTATATAATTATAAGTGAACAATTCTAGTTAGTCAAATTATATGTAAAAAAAAAACGACCCGAAGGTCGTTATATTTTATCTTACGTTTGTAAATGAGTTAGTTTCATCACCAAAGTTTCTAAAAGTTTTTTTAATCTCTGTTGGGGAATAGTCTTGAACCTCATCTGTTGTTAAAACATACTCTTTACCAGTTTTCTCAAAATCCTCTTGTTTGTCATTGAAAAAATCAGATAACTTAGTCGTATAAGGGCCTGAATCTAAACTTCTTAATTCTAATTTTTCTTCAGCAGTCTTAGGTCTAAGTTTTTCAATTTTACTCTCCAAATTATTCAAAGTGTTAACAATGTTATCCATTTCCCCTAATTTACTCTCTAAATCATTCAAATGACTAAATAAGTTATTAAAGAATTCTTCTTGTTTACTCTCAATATTTTGTTGTGATTTAACCAAATCAGTAATATCCATTTCTTCTGTCTTACCTTCTTCAGTTCCTTCACCATCAACTTTTTCCACATCCGGGTCAGTAGCAACATCAACTGCGGCTGGAGCTGGAGCTTCAGGTGGTAAAGCGTTTGGGTCAGCCGGTGGTAACGCTAAAGCGTCAGCTCCCGGTGCTGGAGGTAAAGCTTCTTCTCCTGGAGGTGGGGGTAATGTAGCGTCTTGTTCAGTAATATAATTATTAATAGAATTATATCTAGCTATTTCTTCTAATATTTTTTCGTCAATCTTTTTCATAACCTATCCGTTTAATAATTGTTTTACACCTGTTAAAGTTTCAACTTGTATTTTTTTATTTGTATTTAAAGTGTTATCAACTCTTTCAATTAAACCATCTTTCATTCTGATAGTATAACAATCTCCAGTATCTAAATCACATACCTGTTTAGAACCATTACCCAAGTCTTTTTCTGAGTGTCTGGTATTTTTACCTAAATAATTATCTAATATTAATTTTGTACTCATAATGTCTGTTTTATATATAAATATGCGTTATTTGAAAAAAGGTTTTGCAATATCAATTGATTTTTGAACTTCATTTTCAATGGTAATTAAATTTATCGTATTAAAAGTTGTATATATATTACTATCTTTTGTTGTTGCGTCTTCATTTATTATCCAAAATTTGGTAATTTCTTCACTATTAATATTTTTTATTGTACTAACTCTTTTAAACCATCTCGCAATTAAAAAATCAATATTTTCCGAAACACTATTAAAAGTAGCGAATGGTTGATTTGATGAAGAACAATAATACTTTTCCCCATTGAAGAATTGACTAATTTCACCCCAATACTCATTCATTTTTATACCCGCAAAGTTATTCTCAACTGACTCAAATTCTTGTTGATTTCCTGAAGCTAAGTACAATGTAGCAAAAATAGTATACTGAAGTGTTCTATCATTTGTTTTAGACATAATAACGTCAATAACACTTTTAAAACTTGTTTTAGTATGTTTAGGGTTATCAACAAAAGTATAATCAGAATAACCAATATTTTTGAAACCACCAGTATTAGCTGGATAACAACTAGCCTGTTTATTTACACTATTACTACTTTTATTTAACGCGTCAGTAAAAGTATCATTTCTTTGTTTTATAATATCACCTTTTTTATTTGACTCAACAGCACTTTCTTTATTTCTTCTATTTTGTTTATTCTTGTCAATAATAGTTTTTAATAATTCAGTTTTCAAGGTCTGAATATATTCATCTATTTTAGGTAAAGAAGCGGTAGGTTGTCTAATACCTGTTAATATAGTCTCAAAACCACCTGGTGTTATAGTATGATTCACTTTTTGAATTAAATAAGGTCCACTAAACATTGGGACGTGTCTCAAATTAAAATACATTGTCGGTTGTATCATAGCGTTACCCATCATAGATACTGTACAACTATAACTTCTATTTTTATATATATTAAATAATGACACATTTTGACTCGTTCCTACACGATTACCATAGATATTACCTAATTGATTTGTAGCAGCTAATGATTCGGCCGTCGCTAAACCTAAATTTTGTTCAACTTGG